ATTATTTCAGAACCATTAGTTACAGATGTAATAATATGTCAGATTACTAATGGGGCAATTAGTTCTTATGGGAAAATATGGATTAAAACAGATATAACTACATTAAATAGTGAAGTAAGTACATTACAAAATCAAGTAAGTACATTACAAAATCAAGTAAGTACATTAAATGGTCAAGTAAATACATTAAATAGTGAAGTTTCTGCATTACAAAACGCAACTACTTCTTTTTATTTTACTGATGGTGGATCCACTAATATTACATCTAATATTACATCTTTTGGAACCGGCGGATTTAAAGCTATTAATATGTCGGGAACAGCATCTATAGTTTTAACTAACGGTTCAGGTGGTGTAGCTTTGCCTACTATTTTCGCATTGACAAATGGTAGAGCAAATGTATTAACTCAAAACAACGTTATTGGAACGGCTACTTTATTTGATGAACCAGCTGGTGGCAGAATAATTGGAATAATAACAGCACCGACTAATCCAGCTTTTACGGTACAAATTCTTGGAGCATCAGGTGCTCCAACAGGCACTTATACTGTTTCATTTAGTTGTTCTTATACTGGATTTTAAAAATGGCAAATACTTTAGGGATTATTAATACTGCTAATGAATTGGCTTATTTAACTGGGCTTTTTAATTGGCAAATGTTGGATGCTACTTATACAACACCTGATAATAAAAAAACTGTATCTTTTAATATTGTTAATAATTTAGGTAATTTTAATGTTCCTTTAGCTCAGTATGTTAGTGGAGCCGTAAATGCATACAATTTGGTTAGTTCTGCATTAGGCGTAACTTCAGATCCAAACCAAAATTTATTTAATACACAAATGACTTCAACGGGAATAATTGAAAGTATTAATCGTAAATATGTGTTAAATAAAATACCTTTTGCTAATTATGATCAACCTGTAGATATGGGAACTGGATCACAAAAAATAACTTTTAGAATAATATTTTGTGGCACAATGTATTTGACAGCTTTACGTAATTTTCAACAATATATTTTTGATAATAGCGTTGGTAGTTTAGGAACTTTGCAACATCCATTTTATGGAAAAATTAACAATGTGTTACCTATCGATTGTCGCACTACATATGATTATGCTTCATTAAATTTTGTTTTGTGTGAAGCGTCTTTTTTAACTTCTGATTTAACTCATTTGTCACCATCTTTAATTAAAAATAACGCAACTCAAATTATTAGTACGTGGTATACAGGAATTCAAAATACTATTACTTCTTTAATTGGCACAATATCAACGGCTAAAGTAATTGGTACACAAATTGGAGCTGGGGTTGGAATATGAATAATTATATTATTAATGCATTAACTATAATTTTAGATACATATCAATCAATATTAGCATTTTTTTATCAAAAAATATTACAAAATTCTTTTATTAATAATGATTTAACAACTTATGACATTAATTATAATTTATTATTACCTAGTTCTCAATATTTAACTTTTTTAACAACAGGTCAAGTTAATGCACAAATGCAAGCTTATATAAATTTATGTAATGATTTAATTAAATATATTACAAATTTACCAATTATTCAAACAAATTTATTTTATGAACAAATTCAAAACACTTTAAATATTAGTATTTCTCAATTAAACGGTTTTGCTTTGTCGTTACTTGAATCTCAATTTAATAATATTTTAATTTATTATGTACCTTTTAACATGAGTATGACAAATGTATTATTTTTAAATAATATTAATTTAAATACATGGCAACAACAAGTAAAATTAAATGCAGGAATAAGAGATTTTAATAATATTTTACAAAATACACAACTTAATTTAACAAGAGGTTAATTATGAGAATTAATTTATTAATTGATAAAAATGGTAATTATATGAACCCTAGACCGCCATTGATATGGTCTAGTCCTATTACTGGTGAATCTGGTAGTACTCTTTATTCTTGTCAAGCTTCATTAGAATTTTTTAATAGTATTATTAAAGAGTCTAATGGCTTATACGTTCCCGATGAAACAACTGTTGTTACAAATGGTTTAAGCGGTATGTTAACCTTTAATTTATTTCCTAGTAAATTTTCACCTTATCCTGTTTCTGTTACATCGGGAAATGTTATTGATATTTCAGACACGTGTACATTTCAATGGACTGGAGTTGTGGATCATATAAACTTTATTGCAACTTCAATTGTTAATTGTAATTATATAAATGTTCTTTTAGATAGAATATAGAGGTTAATTATGACTACAGGTCAATATAATGGTTCAATTAATTATGTTCAAGGTATAGGTGGAACAAATGGAAGCGGTTCATCTAGTAATACTTTTGCTGTTACAGTTGCAACCACAACTAACATTGATATTGCGTCAGCTCCTGCAATTATTGATACTATAACTCTTATAGATGGTAACACCATTTTAGTTAAAAATCAAACTCCAGATACTGGGAATGGCAACCCAAATAATGGCCTTTATTTATTTAACGGGGCTAATAATCCATTAACTTATTTGGCAAGCTTTAATACGTGGAATGCATACGTAGGTTTATTAGTGTCCGTATCTTTGGGGTCTCAAACTGGCACATCTTGGACATCAAACGCTACAACAGGCGGTATTTTAGACACAACATCTTTGGGCTTTGCTAGCAGTGCAACAGGTAATGTAACTGTAACAGGTGGTTTAACTAAAACAGGTAATAATTTAACGTTAAAAACTGTAACTGCTCCGACTAATCAATTTTCCAATGGCGTTGATATAAATGGTAATATTATTTATGCACAAGTTAGTGCTGGTCAAGTAAGTGGTTTAGCTCCAAGTGCGACTACTGATACTACTAATGCAGATAATATTAGTTCAGGTACATTAGCAGATGCTAGACTTTCAACTGATGTGACAAAACAAGGTAATACATTTAATGGCAATAGTCAATTAGTACAACTTAATTCTTCAGGTCAAATTCCTGCAATTGATTCCTCATTGACAACAATAGGTGGTTCATTTATTCCAATTAATTCATCAGTATTAGCAAATGATTCAATAAATACTGCATTTGAAAAAGTGCAAGGACAATTAAATAATATAGAACCATTGACACAATGGAATTTGGGAATACCAAAATATCCAACAACAAATTACAATGTGTTAACTACAGATACAGTTATTATAACTCAAGCTATTGATTTAACAATTAGTTTATACGCGATATCGGGTGTTACAGATTCTACGCCAGTAGTAATAAAAGATGGTGGAAGAGGTGGTACAATTGTTACAACATCAGATAGTAGTTTAATAGACGGTAAAACATCAATTACATTAAACGCATTAGATTGTTTAACTGTATTCCCAACTTCAACAAATTGGGCTATTTTATCTGAATTATTAAATTCAACGCCACCTCCTACTGCTAACGTAACAGCTTACACTGTAACTTCACCAGCATATTCAGACAATGGGATTTTATTAATTGCAAATCCATTATGGTCAGGATTTTTGCTTGGGAATTCAGGATCAGCATTTATTGTGTCTTTGCAACAACCAACACCTGTAACTCAAACACAACAATATTTATATGTTAACGCAATTGGTGGTGTGTATCCTACTACAGGTATGTTAGTTTTATCTCAAACAGCAACCACGGGGGATTTAGGGTTATTAATTGGTGATGATGGTAAATTATATAACATTCCTTATGATAATACTCAATTCCCGACAATTCAAGATAGCGTACAGAACGTACCCGCAATCGACACAAGACCAGCTGGTATTACATTAGCTAAGCAAGGAGCAAGCTCTGGTAGTGCGGGTCTATTGTTTGGATCTGACAGCAAATTATATAATTTTACAATCAATTAATAAAGGATTAAAATATGTCAAATTTACTTCCTGCAAATTTAAATCAATATGTGATTCCAACTGGAGCACAATTAAATACAACAAATACAACAATTAATGCTTTAATTCAATATTTTAATTTTGTTCCGTCAAACGAAGATATAACACCGTTAACAATTAATAGTAAACAAGGTTTAATTATAACTGGTACATTAAATGAAACAATTACATTACCTGATGCTACAACACTTCCAGTAGGTTATTCATTTATTATAATTAATAATTCAACTGGTAATGTAGTTATACAAAATTTTATATTGGGTAATTTATTAACTTTAATTCCAAATCAAATAGTTTTTGTTGTTTGTAACAATATTACGACACCAGCAGGCACATGGATAAATGCACCATTGCAAGGGGTTCCAAAATTTTATTTATTGGCTCCTTTGTCAAATTTAAATATTGGTGCTAATTTATATAATGAAATTAGAATATCTGGAACAGCAGGAGTTTTAACAACTACTGAAATTCAATTACCAGATGTAATAACAAACAATTTAACAGTTGGATATCAAATTACTATTACAGAAGATGCTGGGTATCCAGTGTCAATTAAAGACTCCACAGGCACATTAATTTCTTCGCAAATTCCCGTAGGTTATGAAATATTAACATTAACATTAAATGACGTGTCTCAACCACAAGGTAATTGGTCTGGCAATCCAGTTCCTACAGATAAAATTATATCTAGTACGTCTTTACCCAACACTGTTATGCGTAGAGATGTTAACAATAACAGTGGTGTTAACAATATGTTTACAGGGCATGGTTTTATATCCAGTACTGGAGGAGTAACCAGATTAACCAATTCTAGCCCTCAATCTTTAACTTGTACAGGTGAGCCGGTACAGGTTGTTACATTACCTGATGCTACAACTCTTCCGGTTGGTGCAGTTTATTTTATATCATACATCGGTTTAGATTCAATAATTATTAACGATGGTTCTAATCAATTAGTTCAATTATATACAAATGGTTATGCTAGATGTTGTTTAAAAGATAATAGCACATCAAATGGGGAATGGGATATATTTACTTATAATAATATTTCTAATGTTGCTTATGTAACAGGTCAAGGGGAAGATGATTCTGCGCAAGTTGGTAGTCAATCTTTAACTTTTGCAACCGTTCAAAAAGCATGGGATGCGACAAAAGGAATAATATGTTCAACGGTATATCTTTACCCTAAAGATTTAGTAGGTTATGGTGATTTGTTAATAGATGAATCAAGATCTAATAATTTAATTGGTATTGGTGATTCTAACGTTGCTGGTAATTTAACAATTAATGATAATAATAATAATCCTGTTGCAACGTTAGCAATTTTTAATATTTATTGGAATAATTTAATAATAAATAATTATAACGACAACATTTACGGCGGTTATTTTGTTAACGGAGCATTTAATGATATTACTTATACAAATGAAGAAAGTTCAAATGTAGGAATTCAAACAGGCAATAATTATGAAAATATGAATATTACAGGAAATATTGATTATTTTTCAAATGGATACGCTAAACAAACAATTAACATTACAGAAACATATCAAACAGTAGTTTTTAGCGGTTCAACTAGAACAATGACAATTAACGGTACTAATGTTAATGTACTATTTTTAAATTGTTCTAATTATCCAAAGATTGTGTTTGCAAATGGTGCAACATCTGCTCAAATAAGTTTTGGGGGGAACAACAATAATATTCAAACTGGTGGCTCAACAACTTATGTTGCAGAAATAGGAGATTATCAAACTCAAATATCTTTTAGTGAAATAAATAATGTATTAACGTTAAATACTGATGATTTTTTTGTGGGGTGGTATTGTTACGTAAAAGTTTTAGCGGGTGGAAATTTAGTAATAAACAATGGTTCAACGTTATTAGCGCATGTTACAGAAAATCAATATGTCCTACTTACTAAAACTGATGATGCTGCGTATCCTTGGCAAATAAGTCATTTAGATAATGACAATATATCTTTAGTCACTTTAAACACAACAAACCAATCGTATACGTTAGGTTTTGGTGATGCTGTAACACAAAATTTTTATGTTACAGCTACAGGTGCAATTCTTTACACAACAATTTCTGGAGCAACACCTACCACAGGTCAACAATTTAGAATTATTAATAGTTTTGAAAGCACAAATAGTTTACAGATTAAAAGAGATCCAACAAATAATTTTGGAATTATTACTTTAGCACCAAATTCTGAAGTTACATTGATGTGGAACGTCTCGCTTTGGGTAGCACCAACTTCTATGGAAACTTCAAGCACTGGTACATTTACCCCAGATTTAATTAGTTGGACAAATAGCGGTACTCCTACGGTTACAGGGTTATATACTCAAGTTGGTCATTTAATTTATATGATTATAAAAGTTGTTCCAGCATCTGGTGGTTCTGTGTCCGCAATTTTAAATACATCAAGTATTACCGGAATACCGTTTAATACCGATTTTGGTATTTTTTCACAAATGCACGATCAAGTAAGTCAAGGTAATTGTTCTTACACTAGTCAAATTAACCCGCAAACTACTGGTACAATTACTTCTGGAGCGTTGGTATTTTCTGGCACATTTTATGCGACAAATATATATGATTAAAAAAGGTTATAATATGGACTTCAGTATAATTTTAAATAAATTACACTTAACAACAATAAATATAATAGTATTATTTACTACTATATTTACAATTCCGGCTTCTTTATTTATATTTTTAACACGAGGAATATTTTATAAAAATAAAGACAAAGAATTTTCAATTAATCAACCAAAAGGAGAAAAAATTGGTTAAATATTTAAAAATTAATACACTTATAATGTTAAGTTGGTACGGGTGTTTAAGGTGGGTGTTTTTGGCTATATCAAATCAAACAAGCGTGGATTGGTTGCAAAACCCAATAAGTTTTTTTATAGCAATGTATTCAATAATGTATCTCGGGTTTACAATAGCTTTATTAATGTTTTCAACCAAAAAACCTAGTTATTTTGTTGGGGCATCAATTGCTTTGTTTATTGCAAATGCTTATTGCTTAATTGAAATGACAAATTTATTTATAAAAGATTTTACTGTTGTAAATTTTGCTTATTTTTTATTAGATTGTTATATTTTATCGTATTATACTGTCATGTGGCGTTTTTGTTGCATGACAAGTGACAATAAAATATTATGCCCAACTGTAAATATTAATTTAAAATAAAATAGGTGGTATAATGCAAATAGTAAGTTTACAAATGGGAACAATTTTATCATTGTTGATAACAATTTTTATTGCAATAGTAAGTTATTTAATAAAAAGACACGATAGATCTGATGAAACTGATAAACAAATATTAGATAAATTATCAGAAATAAAATTAATTGTAACAAAAACTGAATTTAAATTAGAAGAAATGCAAAAAAAATTAAATGAAGTTATTGAGAAAGTTAAAAATGTGGCTTGATATTAAAAATTTAATAAAAACCCAATGGGATAATAAAATACATAGAATAATTTGGCTTTGCGTTTTTGCAACTTGTTTTTTTGAAATATTTCATGGTAACCAAACTGATGAATTTGTCAGATATTTATTTATGAACGTTTTTGCAAAAATTATTAATTCTATAACAAATGATCCATCATTCACTCATGCAATTGCGTTGGGTGCCACTGGAGCTGTTGGTTATTTAATTAAATGCATTATAAATTGGTTTAAAAGTAAATAATTAATAAAACTGAATTGGTGTAAATAGGGTCATTCCCGAAAAGTCTATGCCTTGCTGACGTTTACACCATTCGAGGGGCTGTTTTCAATTCTATCAAGGCTAGAATATATTTTATGAAAGTATATTCATGAACATGAACACAATAAGTGATAATGTATCTAACCACATGTTTAATAAAAAAGATTGTGCAACGTCAGGACAAGTAGAACGTTTAGGCTTATCCAACATGGACACAACTAACACAAATGGTGCTCAAAACCGTGATACTGTTGAACAATTTGGGTTTCAAGAATTAGGTGCTATTTCTGCAACACATAAAGATAGTTCTGATCAAGCTCGATATTTTGCTGAACAAAGTTTAAATGGTGCTCAAAATAATTATACTGCTACATCGACTGGAACTAAAGATATTTTAGTGCAAAATGCTGTAGATACAGGTACAATTATAAAATCTAGCACTGATGGATTTACTGCTGTTGCATTAGACGGCAAAGACAACACAGCTAACGTTATTAGTGCAACTTCTGATGGGTTTTCTAGACTTGCAATGCAAAGTTCATATCAAGCATCAGAAAGTGCTCAACGCGACGCAACCAATACTGCAAATGTTTTACTAGGTCAAACGATTGGTTATAAAGACGGCATTATCAACGCTACAGTTAACGCTTCTGCTGTTGCTTTACAAAATGCAACTTTATCAGCTCAAAGTCAAACAAGTATGGCTTCAGGTTTTTGTGCTGTTCAAAAAGAAATTTCTTATACAAAAGCATCATTAGAACTTTTGGCGGCACAAAATAAAGCTTCTAGTGATTTATTGGCTATGCAAAATAAATGTGCTTTAGAATTAGAAATGGCTAAAAATAATTCAATACTATTGGCTAAAATGGCAGAATGTTGTTGCGAAAATGAAAAATTAGTTCTTACTCAAAACACTTTAATTGTAGAAAAAACTAATCAAACAAATGCCCTTGTTCTTAAACTTGATGATGAACGTACTAGAGCTGAACTTTCTGATATTAAATTAAAATTAGCTATTTGCGAAGCTAAAAAAGGCGGATAATTTTTATTATAAATTAATCATTTTTTTGTTAATTATAATTATTATTTTATTACTTCATTTAATATAACCCTATAAATAGGGTTATATTATTACCATTTTATCCATGTACCATTTTTAAACATGGATACTTCATTTTGTCTACGTTTATGTAATAAAATTGAATCAATTGATAACATTCCCGCAATTATTATATCTTTGTTTCCATTAATAATAGCTTCTTTTGTATGTACATAGCTATTAAATTTTTTACCAACGCCAGTATTGTATAAAAAATCAATTAACGCATTAAATTCGTTTTGTGTTGGTTGCCATTTAAGATTTTTCTCAAACCATGGATATATATTTTTTTCTAAATAATAATTAAAAAATTCATATGCTTGAGACAATGTTATTTCTAAATCTGTTAATGATACTAATTTTCCATTAGGATATATAGTTGTACCAATTCCAATAGTTGGAATACATTTACTATCAGGGTAAGGTTTTAATTTACACCCTTCATGAAAAGCCGTCATATCAAAACCATTTTGATCAAGTTTAAATATTTCAATCATTATTATTACCTTTTAAATATTAAACAGTCCGAAATAATCGGACTGTTATTTAATTTATATTAAAACTCAAAACCTACATTAACTTTCATAACAGGATAAATACTAGAAAATACTGTATTCTCTTCTTGAACACCATATCTGCTAACTTTCATCATATCATTATTACCTTGAAACATTGTAGCCCCCAAATCAGTATCAATATACCAACCTTTATATAAATTAGCTTTATAACTTAAACCAGCGTAAGGTTGAAACCCGCTAAATGATGTGTGATTATCAGTAATGCTTTGGCCTTGTTTTAAAACAGTAAGATGGGTAAATTTTTCATCACCATCAATGTAATATGTACCTGCATTTACAGATAATCCTCCAAAAAGTTTATAATCTAATAATAAATCCGCTGTTAACAATTTTACTGCTAAATTGTGATTATCAATTGCATTTGTGTCAAATTGAATGTGACTAGCACCTAATTTAACGCTAAAATCAGATGTCCCAATCGGTAATGTAACTCCCAAACCATAACCAGTTGTACCAATACCTACATCAACTCCTAAACCGTGACATAATGTTCCACTAGCAATTAAAGTAGTTAATAATAATTTTTTCATAATTTATTTATTCCTTTTTAAATTTAGTTTTAGTTTTAATTTTAATTAGTTGCAAATATGGTATTTTTTAAAATAGCTTCAAATAAATCCGTACCAACTAAATTCGCCCCAAATAAAATAGCTCCAGATAAATTCGCTTTAGATAAATTCGCCCCAGCTAAATTAGCCTTAACTAAATTAGCGTGATATAATTTTGCCTCAAATAAATACGTTTCAGACAAATTTAATCCTGACAAATCAACACCATCTAACTGCGCCCCAGCTAAATTTGTTCCATACAAATTTGCCCCATATAAATTAGTTTCAATGAAATTCGCTTCAGATAAACCAATTCCAGACAAATTTAATCCTGACAAATCCAAACCTGACAAATCTAATTTATGAAAGTCTTTGTGCCCGCATTCATACGCTAACATAAGTTCTTCACGTGTAATTTTATTACTTATAATTTATCCTTTTTAAATATTAAAAATAACAATGTTAAATAAAATTTAACACTGACAATATTATAATACACTGGGGTATATTATGTCAAATTATTTTATGTATAACCCAAATATTTAAGTATTTCTTTACGCGCTGAATCTTGGCCATAGCAAACAATAGCCATATACCCCTGTTCATTTAACTTATTTAACCATTCTTTTTGATTAATTTGTAATTTACCAGTTTTAGTTTTTAATTCTATAAATAACCCATGTTTGTTTTGTTTAGCCACTGGTAAAAATAAATCTGGATATCCAGCTTTCATGCCTAATTCTTTTGCTCTTTTACCGGCTAACGCATTAGTTAATTTAACCCCGTTCATAGAAGCGTTTAATAAATCTAATTCAGGTATAATTTTGCTATAATGATTAGCCCATTGTATCAAAGCTTTTTGTTCTTGATATTCATATACTTTTTTAATTTAATTTTACTTTCCAGAAAAAATAGTTTTAGTTAAATTTGTCCTAAATAAATATGCTTTAGATAAATTTGCCCCAGCTAAATCCGTACCAACTAAATTCGCCCCAAATAAAATAGCTCCAGATAAATTCGCTTTAGATAAATTCGCTCCAGCTAAATTAGCTTCAATTAAATTTAATTCTGACAAATCCAATCTTGACAAATCTAATTTATTAAAGTCTTTGTGTCCGCATTCATACGCTAACATAAGTTCTTCACGTGTGATTTTGTTACTCATTTTTTATAACCTTTTAATATTATTACATTTTTAGCGTGATTTAATAATTCGCATTCATGATATTTGTTAGCATTTTCAACTGTTATTAACATAATTTTACCCAGTGTATTATCAGTTTTTTTTAAATATGTCATTGGTTTACATTCTTGTAATAAAGTTGCAGAAAAATACGGCATAACCGGTTTATCCACAAATTGAATTGATGAACAACCATTTATAAATAATAAACATATAATTATAATAATTGTCAAAGTAATAGCAGATTTAAAATCTAACATTGTCTATCCCCCATTCTTTGTTAATTAATTGAATAAAATCATCATTTATAATTGTTAAATTAACAATTTTTTGTTGTGATTCAAAATTATTATTAATGTTTTTATTATAATTATTAATCATATTTTCTAAAGGGTTCATAAAATTTAACATATCTTGCTGATTATTAATATTAATCGCCATTTGTTTAATCGTATTTTTTGTATAACGAGCTTCTGTATGATTAGAAGCTATATGCCATACAAAAGTTGTATAAAGTGCTATAATTAATAATACAGCACTCATAAAATATATTTTATTAAACATCATCTTCCCAATTAAAGTACTCAATAGATAACGAATAAACACGTGTTCCGTTTTCTGTTATACCAAATTTAGCTAACCGATTATTTTTTAAAAAATTAATATAATTATTTTCAGTAATAATTGTACGCGTATTAAATAATTTAATTCCGTTATTAAATTTAATTTGTTCTTCGTGATTAAGTTGTTTTTTAAAACTTTCTCCGAATTTATTTAATTTATACATGTTGTATCACCTTTAATAAATTTGTTAAAAAAATAATAAATTGTCAATTAAATTTAGCTCCAGTTAAATCCGCGCCAACTAAATTTGCCCCAGATAAATTAGCTTTAGATAAATTTGCCCCAGCTAAAACCACACCAGTTAAATTCACACCAGATAAATTAGCTTTATATAAATTTGCAAAAGCTAAATTAGCCTCAAATAAATTCGTTTCAATTAAATCCGCCTCAGATAAAATTGCAAAAGATAAATCCGCGCCAACTAAATTTGCTTTTTTTAAATTGGTTTTTGATAAATGTGCTCCAGATAAATAAGACCATTTCAAATTAACTTTATATAAATATGTTTTTGACAAATTTGTTCTAATTAAATTCGCCCCAGCCAAATTTAATTCTGACAAATCCAACCCTGACAAATCTAGTTTAATAAAATCTCTATGTCCGCATTCATATGCTAATTTGATCTCATCACGAGTAATTTTGTTACTCATGTTTTATTCCTTTTTTAATAAATTGTCAATTAAATTTAGCCCCACTTAAATTCGCTCCAGCTAAATTCGCTTTAGATAAATCCGCTTTAGATAAATCCGCCCCTGACAAATTTAATCCAGACAAATCTAAATCAGACAAATCCAACCCTGACAAATCTAATTTATGAAAGTCTTTGTGCCCGCATTTATAAGCAAGTTGAATTTCTTTACGTGTGATTTTGTTACTCATTTTTTATTCCTTTTATAATAAATTGCATAAAATTTTTTTGTTTTAAGTTATTCATTATTAATTATCTTCTCCCATAAAATTACATTCATTAAAGTTTAAATACCACGGATATTCATTAATTGAATAAACTTTTTTAGATATAAAATTATTATTAACAAATTTATTCTTGGTAGAGCCTACTTTATTATCAGTAGTTAAATATGATTTTTTAGTTAAATTATGATATACGACATTAGGTTTATATGAATAAAAAGCATATGACACTTCACAAGTAATGTAAAATAATTTATTACATATACACTCTACCCATTCTCCATCATTTTCATCAGGTAATCCGTCACACGTATCATATTCATATGGTTTTTCACAATACGGACAATTATAATCTTTACTCATTATTTATTCCTTATATTTATTTGTTAATTACCAAGTTTCTTTTTTATCACCTTTTATTTCATCCATTATATCTTCAAGTTCATATTCTTGTTCAGCATTACTAATATCAAAAGTTGGGTTTTGTTTTATTTCTTCAACAAATGGGGTAGGCACAAATTTATTTGGTTTATTTTCTGTATTTTCTATTGGCATTTCCACAGCATTTGGATATTTTGGCGATAAATCTCCAATATCTTGATTTTCTTCAACTGTTTGCAATCCCATTAACAATTCAGGAGAATAAATTTTGCCAAAAAATGAAGAAGCCCTGTACCGTAACATTATTTCTGGCATTGTTTGCCATTTGCTACCAGACTTAGTATACCAACCTTCTTTTACTGCCATTTCAATAGTAATTTTTGAACTTTCTAATCTTTGATTAGTTTCTTTTTCTGTTGCGTAAGCTATACAGCTCCAATTATGAATTTTAATTTGTTTAGTAATTAAAGATTTTTTATTATTTACCCACATTTCTTCAAAATATTCAACTTCTTTTTCTCCTAGATCTTCCATATCAAAACGCAAAGATGTGTATTTACCACAATTATTAATCGCTGCGATTATCCATTGGCTAGACCAAGAAGGCCGACCACTAACAATATGTAAATTTTGCATAACCATTAATTCGTTAGCTTTCATTCTATTTGCCATGTCAATAGCTATTGCGCAATTTGCTATTGCATTGGGGTTATTTTCATACCCAATAACTTTACCATATTCTTTTTTTTCTATTTGTAATCTAAAAGAAGTTGGTACTAAACTAGAATTGGCTAACAATGTAGCTTTTCTTTGTAAAAGATTAAACTCTTCTATCATTATGGATACTGTTGTATTAACGTTATTTTGTGTTATTTCTGTTGTCATATTTTTACTCCAAAATATTTATTATAGTTGTTTGTTATTTCAATCTCTTTCCACGTAGGTATTTCTAACGTGCTTACAGGGTTATCCATTGCCCACGCATTGCTTTGTAAGTTATCTGTGTATATAGCGCACCCCCTATCAATTTCCATCATGCCTAAATTAATTATAGAATCACCGCAATAATATGCAAACACTTCACCTGTTACAGTTGATATTGCCACATACACCACGGTTGGTGTGTAATCAAGCTCATATACAATTTTAGTTGCATTAGAATAGCTACCAGCTTGTGTATAATACCCAAATTTAAAAAAATCTTTTTCAAATTCTATTGCACTTTTTGCTCGTGTTGATTTTAAATCGATTATTAAGCCTTGTTTAGGAGATATAAAATCTAGCCTAGCTTTCCAATCTATACCTTTATAAGAATAATATAATTCCGATTGTTTTTCACAACTTGCAATTACTTCTTTAAATGTATAACCTTCCAGAAACCCATCAGTAAATTTATAATTATTTAAGTTTATTATCCATTTGTCAATTAATTTTTTCCAATGTTGAGTTATACACCCTTCTAATTTTGTTGTTTTAGTATTTTTAACAATCAATGCTTCATATTCTGCAGGAGAAGTTAACGCTAGATCTAAACATGTGCCAAGTTGCATACTTTTAGTGTTAGAATCCATTTCTAATCCTAATATATGTTCTAAATAAAACAATCTTGGACTTTCTAGTAAT